ATCATTTCAATTGCTTGGGAACTTACACGCATGGACTATGAATAAGAATAAAGAGTTCCAGATTCCCGCTAGCACAAGACTTGTGATTACCGGGTGCTCGTTAAATATGATTGCAAACTCGGTCACTTCTTAGCCCATCCGCGGCTTCCAAACCAGTACCCCACAATGCCGCCGAGCATGGCCATTTCATCCTGGCTAAACACCACGTCGGCAAACTTGAGCACGTCGTCGATGTTATTGATAACGCCTGGCAGGGAGAAGATGTGCCACATGATCCAGATGTTGATGGCCACCAGCTCTAGGATCAGGATATAAGTCACGGTCGGGCGCACGGTTCCGACGTAATTCACAACCCACTTGCTAGACTTATCTAGGATCTTTGCGTCATGGGCCAGAGCTGCCTCAGTCATCTTGACCTCAGACTGCATGGCGATCTGGTCTGTCCTGATCTCCTCTACCTTTTGCTGGGCAACGAAGCCACGCTCAGCTAGGGCGAGCTCACGCTCAGTCTGGACGCGGGCCAGTTCCATTTCGTGCTTCTTGTCTGCCTTGTCTTGAAAGAAGTCTAGGACTTTTGGCAGGCCAGAGATCAGTAGCCCGCCAAGGGTTGAGAGAAGGGATAACATTTACATTGCTCCTGTTGCTTTGAAAATTCCATACAAAATTAAAGAGATCACCATTAGGGCAGCCCATTCTTTGCGAGTCTGCATCCGCTTGCGGTACATTTCGTCATTCAATTCTCTGTGATCCTTACGAAGTCGGTCGATCAAAGACCTCACCTCAGACACAGCTGAGCGGCCAAACTCACGCTCGACTTCCCTGTACATGGCCTGCTCGGCGTCCCTGATCTGGCGGATGATGCGGTACTCATCGACAGCCTCGACCCACATCATGTCGCCGCGGCGCTCGACCTGTTGCTGCTTGCGCTTCCAGGCTACCCGTGCCCTTGCCTCCTCGTCGAGGAAAGCATTGACCTCTTTGGCGGTCTCATGGATCTCACGACCAACCTTGACGGCCTCCTTGATACCACTTAGAGCCGCCCTGGCGCTGGCCGCTGGATCTGTCATTTCTTTTTCCGCTTCCACTTCAAGAACTCGCTACCCTCTTTTGGGCACCAAAAAATTTTTACCATGTCTGGGTGTGATTCTTGCAGACTTGGATCAATAATTGTCATGCAGGCAGGGCTAACTGTCTGATCTCTAAAACCTTTTTCCTTGGCATAGGTGTCATACAGTTTGTATGACGCGACCTGAATGGCATGGCAAATTTTGCCCCCGTTTGGGTCTTTGATAATGCCGTATCCGCTGGTGTGCTTATGTCCAGATATCATGACGTGATCCCGATAGCCCATCTGAGCTGCCTTCATTTGGGCGTGGGCTGGATTCCATTGGCTGGAGCCGGCAAAGTCATGGCGCGCATTGACTATGACATTGCGACCGCTTGGGAACTTAAGATTAACTCGGCACTCGGATGGCTTATAAAGCGTGTCAGTCTGGCGGGCGATCCATTTGATTGGATCAGCCGATCCAGACCAGGCGTCATGGTTGCCGCCGATCATATACAGCCAGCGGGTGCGGGAGATAAACCACTCGGCTAACTTCCATGCTTGTTCCGCGCTGGTGCTTTGGCTTGCATAGAGCCTTGCCAAGCGGCCGACCCAGTTGTTGGTTGTGTCACCTACGTTGGCACCCCAAACGCCCTCCTGCTTGGTCAGGTCTGAGTGCTCTCGCAAAGTTGCAAGATCCGTGCCATCATCGTCCACATGGGGGTCGCCGAAGTGAATGATCCCGATCGGGCCCGGCAGATTGACCTTGACGTCTATGAGTTTGCTGGCCTCTTCGTATTCCTTGCGCTTGCCAAACTGCTTAATCCTAAGCTCGACCAACTCCTCGATATCAAGGTCACCTTCTGGCAGGGCGACTACCGTGAACTCTGACTTCTCATCCGGCTCAATATCCTTTGGTTTGTTGTTACCAAAGCGCTGCTTGTAGACCATGATATGGTGCCGCATTGTGGCACTAGGCATATTAGCTGCTCTTGCCCCGGCCTCCAAGCTTCCGAATTTTTCTACTAACTTTGCAGCTGATATTAACTGCTCATCACTTAATGGTTTTGCTGGCACTTTTAGCACCCCTTAATCGCATTACGTCTATCGGCCCGCGGGTTGCGGGGTCATACAGAGTTGCGATTTCGACTGCCTCTCTTGGCGACTTGCCCAGGTGCATGGCCGCCATTGCGTATGCGCTACCTGTGCCTATCGCGTAAAAAGGTTCTTTGATGCGAGCAGGGATGATGGTACTTTCATATACATAAATGCCATCAGCTCTAAGCTCCATACATTCAACATCGCAGTCTGAATCTAAGTCTCCACCCTTCTCAATGGAGTTGAAAAACTTGAGAATCTGAACCCAGTCTCCGGCGGCGCCGGCCACCCCGTCCTTCCATTGGCGCAGTTTGCAGACGGAATAAAAAGCCCCTTCACCGCTGCACATACTGTCAGCCGCAATCTCTTTGTGAGCTAGGCTGGCAGCTATCGTCGTCACTTCTTGCGACTGACCCAATCTTGTACGGTCTTTGTCTCCCAAATGCGGATAAGTGACCAGACCAAGGAGAACAGGGCAGCCAAGGCCGGAAGAATGTCGGCAAGGGTTCCTATTACTGTCACAATCGACAGCCCATCTGTAATGTGTTTGATGGTCTCGGGGGTATGTTGTGACATGATTAAAACCTATATGCTTAAATTACAGGCAACAATATCAGATGCCCTATCAGGGTATCTTTGCAAATAAAGATCTTTATTTAATTGCGTATACTCTTCCACCGTTCCATCTTGAAGAGTAACAACCAGCTTATGCTCCCCATCATCTGGGGTTAAAAAAGAAATTTTTTGGATTCCCATTTATATGATCCTGTATGTAAATGTAAAAGACCAGGACAGGTTTGTTGTGCCTGGAGATTTGGCTGCAAATAATGCCCTATCATTTGTGATGTCTGCATAAATTACCCCTGCCGCCTGATCGACTTGTTCAATAAACGTGCCGCCAAGGTTTTGTTTTGCAGAAAAATTTGATGCAATTGGAATTGACATCCCAAGAACAAATGCACCGCCGCCACCACCAGTTGTAATATCGACATCCACCATACCGCTCACGGTAACAACAGAACCTACTCTAATATATTGACATTCGTAAGCTGTGCTTGCGGTTATGTTTGTCGTATTAGTAAGCGTTGGAGTGTATGTTCCGCTAAATATATTTCCATCAGTTGCCGCTGGTGACGTGACACCAGTTCTGCTTGTCTTGATTCCACCGACAACATCTAATTTACAAGTTGGCCCTGTAATTCCTAAACCAAAATACCCATCGGAACTGAACCTACCAGATTCCGTGCCGCCCTCAGAAAATGCTATCGTGTCAGCGGCGGGAAAAAATAAACCAGTATTCAAGTCACCAGAAGTGGTAAGCCCAGGTGTAGACGCACTTCCATTTGCTACTGCAATGGTTGTATTTGTCGCCTTTGCTAGCGGAAACCCGCCAACGGTAGACCCATCATGGACAACAACCGTATCCTTTGTGGTATCAACGGTAATCTCGCCCTCAGCACCAGTAAAAGAATTGTGCTGTGTAGTTGTTCCTCGCCGCAATCTAAGTGCTGTTGCCATAGTTAAATTACCTGATATGTAAATGTAAATGTGTACGACTGATTAGTAGCAACGGTGGGCCTAAAATAGAAAGTGGCTCTGTCGTTGGTGGAATCAGCGTATATCACCCCAGGAACTTTTGCATCAGTTGCTTGCTGGCTGACAAAAGTACCACCCAAGTTTTCATTGGCGGTGAAGTTTGATGCAATTGGAAGCGAGACGCCAAGGGTTGTGTCTTGTTGTGCTGAAGGATCAATGTCAACTCGACCGCTGACAGTAACCACGTTACCAACACGCATATACTGGCAAGTATATGCTGTGCTTGCTGCTACGTTGTTCACGTTTGTCAAGGTTGGTGTATAGGTTCCGCTGAATATGTTTCCATCAGTTGATGCTGGCGAGGTAACGCCTGTCCGACTTGTCTGTATACCTCCTGTTACATCTAACGCACACGCCGGAGAGGTGTTACCAACCCCCAATCGCCCGTTGCTGTCAAATCTTGCTACCTCTGCACCACCTTCTGCAAAGGCAATAGTGTCTGCGGCGGGGAAGAATATACCTGTGTTGGTGTCGCCAGTTGTAGTGATTGCTGGTGCGCCTACTGTTCCAGCAGAAACCGTGGTGACACCCGTGGCTTCAAGGGTTGTAAACTTGCCCGCAGCAGGGGTTGTTGCTCCTACCGTTCCGTTTATATTGATGCTGGCCGTTCCGGTAAGATTTGTAACCGTGCCGCTTGATGGCGTGCCTAATGCACCGCCGTTCACAACAAACGCACCGGCAGTACCCGTTGCCACACCGAGGGCTGTTACAACCCCGCTTCCGGTTGTGATTGTTGATGGCGCTGCTCCGGCCCCGCCGCCGACAACCAGGGCGTTTGATGCTAAAGCCGCAGAACTGGCAATTGCAGAAGTGCTAGAAAAATATGGCACACCGCCAGATGTACCAGATGTAATTCCAGTTCCACCCTGGGCTACGGTTACCGCAGTTCCGGATTGAAGAATTGTGCCTGAAGCGTCTGGCAAAGTAAGCGTTCTGTCTGCGCTTAGTGTTGTTGGCGTAATTGTTACTTCATAAGAAGATGTGCCACCAGCTCGACCAACAAGCGCCACCCCATCTTGTGTTGCAGCGGCGCGGGTTAAAACACCAGATGCACTTGTAGACGTTATAGAGGTAAACGCACCAGTATTGGGTGTTGTTGCGCCCACCGTACCATTGATGTTTATGCTTGCTGTGCCTGTTAAATTCGTAACAGTTCCGGACGATGGGGTTCCGAGTGCGCCGCCATTTACTACAAAAGCCCCGGCCGTTCCGGTGTTCACTCCGAGAGCTGTAACAACGCCAGTACCAGTTGTGGTTGTTGTCGGTGCGGCCCCAGCGCCGCCACCTAGCATGATGGCGTTTGCCGTTAATGCGCCAGAAGATGCCCAGGTTGATGCGCTAGAAAAATAAGGTATGCCTCCTGAAGTTCCAGCAACCGTTAATGCCAGGGTTCCGGCAGATGTAATTGGAGACCCTGATACAGATATCAAACCGCCAGTAAAACTTTGAGCAACAGATGTAACGGTTCCGGTTCCTCCAGCGCTAATCCATTCAACATCGGTGGCGCCAGAATTTACGGCCAATATTTTTCCGTTATTTGCTGAATATGATGGCAGTAAATTTACTCGCGCACCAGAGGCGGTGGTTGAACCTGTGCCGCCCTTATTTACCGCAACCGTATTTAGGTCTATTGTAATCGAGCCACTTGATGTGATAGGGCTTCCAGAAACAGACAAATCAGTAGAACTAATTCCAACGCTTGTCACCGTTCCGGAGCCAGATGCAGACACCCACTCCACATCTGTGCCACCAGAATTGATGGCCAACACCTTGCTGTTGTTGCCGGTGTAGCTTGGCAATAAATTTACCCTGGCATTGGCAGCTGTTGATGCGCCAGTTCCACCATCAGCAACCGCTATATCTGTAATCCCGGTAATTGACCCTCCAGTAATACTTACATTGCTGGAAGCCTGGGTGGCAATTGTTCCTAGTCCTAGATTAGTCCTAGCATCGGCAGCTGTGCTTGCTCCTGTGCCTCCATCAGCGACAGCAAGATCCGTGATTCCGGTAATCGAGCCACCAGTAATAGACACATTGCTTGCTGCTTGTGTAGCAATCGTCCCAAGACCTAGTGATGTACGCCCAGTAGTGGCATTTAAACCAGTAGCGCCACCATCCCACTTCAATCTATCTGTATAAGCAGTATCCCAATTAGATTGACTAGAGGTTGTTGGGATTGAATACCCTGTGGCGTATGTAATCGCCAAGGTTCCAGATGTTGTAATCGGGTTGTTTGCCACCTGTAACCCGGTCGGAACGGTCATATCTACTGACGTTACCGTTCCAGAGCCAGACGCTGCCGTTGCAAAAAGAACTCCGTTTGCTGTTGAATTTACAGTCAAAACTTTATTTGCATTACCCGCATATGACAGGCCAGCAATGTCAGCAAGAATTCCGACACCACCAATTTCATCGGCCACCGTATTTACATCAGCAATGTTGCTGGCGACAGTTGTAACATCAGCACTAATACCGGCAACCGAATTGACATTGGCAATATCGGTAGCAACGGTATTGATGTTTGTTAAGTCGTTATAAACCGCAACAATGTATCCATCTGGTGTTGCCGCCGGAACCCCTGATGCGGCATCGGCAACAGAACCCAAATCGTAAGACCAACCAGTACCGGCTAAGTCATCACCAATTACTCCGATCTGAACTGACTTGTCGGCAAGAGACTGGATGCTGGCAGAGTCCCCAGCAACAGTTTGCACATCTGCGCTGATTCCGGCAACGGTTGTTATATCGCCAGGTATTGCGCCAAGAATCGCAATCTCATCTTCAATACCAACGATTGAAGTAACATCAACCACAGATACGCCAATGTCCGGATTTCCGTCTACGTCAAATGCCATGTACTTGCCTGCGCGGTCAGCCTTTCGCGGCAAAATCATGTCAATAGTTAGCGGGTCGGTTTCCGGGGCGCGCAAAGCGCGGCCAACGCCCTCTGCGTTCTGTTGAGCAAAAATGGTTAGGCTGTCTAGTTCATCATTTAAAGACTGCGCGAATAAATCACCGCCGGTCTGGAAGTCGGTAGTACGTTGAATTGTACGATCCCCGACAATCGAGATTTGCGTTGCCCCCGTTGGGGTGGCAGTTAGGGTGACAGAGCCGGTTCCGTTGGTGTTAATTGTGACCGTGTAATCGGTAGTTAATGTTAGTAACGTGTCATCCCGATAAACGGCAATGTCGGTCTGCTGGAGAATCTCAAACGTGAACGCATATGGGCCTGTACCGGAAGCGGTATAGACAATGCGGCGGGGGACGTTTGAGATATCTATGTCTGACATAATAATTTCCTATGCGAAATCTAGTGGTTACCGCCTAAATTTGCCAACATCCTTTTGGTTTTCTTCGATGCCTTTAATGGCCTCTGACAGATCAAAGTCCTCGGCAATCAGCATTTCCCTGGCCATAGAATAGGCAGACGAGATCTCCTGGGCGATGATGGTCTGGGCGGCGGCAAGATTGTTTGCCGCCAACCTGACGATCTCTTTGTCCTTGCCAAGAGCGTCGATCCGCTTGGCTAGGCTGCCGTTGTCCGTGGCCAGTTCAATCATCCGCTTGTACTGCTCAGCCGACAGCTCGACACCCTTGATCTTGCGGTCAGGGATATATTGCGGCACACCATATTCAATCAGGGTCGCATAAGCCGGGGCAAAGGTACCGTCACCGCGCTTAAACGGGTTGAATAGTTCGTACAAGTTTCCCTTGCCCTGGGTCTTAACTTCTCCCGTGATCGGGTCAAGCGCTGGCGGCAACTTGTCTGACAACCCTGGCGTGCGGCTCTGGATATAGCCAACAGCTTCCCAGAATCCCTTGGCTGCGCCAGATGTGGCGCTGACTTCATCTGGCGAGGTAGCCTCCATGACCTGGCTGCGCTCAGGGTTGACCACGCGCTCAACGGCGGCCACCAGCGAGCTATGCGTTCCTAGAACGGGGACAATGCCAGAGGCAAACTGGGTTGCCTGCTTGGCCACGCGGGTCATCACGTTGTACAGGAATGTCGGCGCGTCTTTGGACTGGGCGCTAAAGATCTTCTGAATCTCGCCAAATCCGGCCAGCATAGGCTGATCAGCCAAGTAGTTGTACATTCCAAGCGTCCCGCCCATTATGATCTTTTCCATGTCGGCCTCTCCGACCGTGCTCATGGAATACTCACCGGCGGTCGCTCCGACTGACAGAAGGGTCGCCAACGGCTCCAATCCGGCATAGGATATGTAGACCTTATCCGGCCCTACGGAAACCCTTGTAATGCCCTCAAAACGCTTGATCTCGTCATCGCTGATGTCTGATTTATTAAAGACAAAGCTGAACTCTTGCCAACCAGCACCCTTAAGCGCCTCCTTGTCCTCGCGCCGGAACGGGCCATAGCCTGTGATTTTTCCTTCCAGAGCGGTCATGCCTGTCGCCGTAATGATCCCTCCACCCAGGGTTACGCGAGCCATAGCCATATCACGCCGGATACCGCCTGCGTTGTAGTCAGCCCAGAACCGCGGGCTGGCAAAATTAACCAGCGGGGTGCGGCTCATGGCCTCTAAGGCGATGTTGGTCGGCGTCCGGACAAACGGCACAAACATCTTCATCAGCGGGTTTTGCAGGGTCTTGGCAATGCCTTGCAGACTGGGCTCTAGTTCACGGGTAAAGGTCGTGGTGCGGGCGGCACCTTTGGCGGCCGAGTCAATGTCGTCTGACGGGTTGAGCAGATTGCGCTCGACCACAGCTTGCGCTTGACGCGCTGCATCATCTGGGTCAACCCCGGCTTGCAGCAGGCGCGAGTACTCGGCATTGCCAGCGCGGGTGGCCAGGGCGTTTAGCTCCATGCGATAAGTCATGGCTTTGAAAAACTCGTCCTCAGCCATAAGCGCACGGCCAGGCAACTCGACTAACTTGCCGTAATACTTAATTCCGTTGCTGAAAGCCTTGCCTGTCTCGGAGTCGCCAAAGTCAATGTCAAACGCATCAGGGCGACCGCGGATGGTTTCGATCTTGGTAAACGGGTCGCTTGCCTCGTTTTTCTTGGCTGCCGTATAGGCAATCTCAGCACCTTCGCGCATACCCTGAATCATGCCAACCGCTTGAGAATAGACCTCATTAAACTGGATGGCATCTTCGCCGCCAAAGATTGAATTTCGCACCTTGCCAATCACGGCACCGACGGCGCGCTCAGGGATTTGGTACGCACCAAAGAACATATTGCCTGCGATGTTCTTGGCGTGCGAGATCGGCGAGGACAGCAGACCGTTGATCCAGCTTGTTGTGGTCATATCTAGGAACCGGCTACCCCAACCCTTGATGTCATTGGTGTAGCCAGACTCGGCCATAGCTGCGCGGGCGGAACGGCTGTCCAGAGCTGTGTACCGATTGGCAATGGCAAATGCGTTGTCAATACCACCGGCTTCATTCAGGATTGACTCCAGCATGGCCCCGCGCTCTGCGCTTGCCGTGCGGGCTTGCGAGAAAATACCAAGCGTTCTGGCAATGTCAGCCTGACGGCCGCGGGCAGCTTTGAGCAAAGCGCCTTCTAGGGCCAATGCCTGCTGGAACTCAACGGCCAACTCTGGTGCTAGGTTACCAGACAGTTTGGCCTGCTTGACCTGTTCGCCCAGCTGGAAAGCCCGCTTGCCTGCGTCCGTGATGGCCAGCAACATCTTATAAGCCTGGCTTGCGTCAGCCTCGGTGGCCACATTTGGGTTGATAATCCGAGCCAGAAACGCTTCGTCATAGCCTTCCTCGGAAGCCCTGGCGGCAATCTCTTTGTAAGACACGCGATCTAGCTTGTCAGCGCCATAGGTGCGGGCAGTCACATCAATGAACTGCCTGAGCCCGTTCTCGTCTGCAATCTGGTCTAGGTTAAACGGAGTCTCTGGCGGTTTGCCTACCATTGGAATCTCCGGTGGCAGTCCGGCTAGATCGCTTTCCACCTTAGCGGCCACTTCTGCTGGAGCGTCAGGGATTACTTGGTATGGGCCAACCGCACCCTTTTCCACCTTAATCTTAGTACGCTTTGGCGCACGCTTAATCGCACCCTGCAACAGACCAAGAGGCAGGCCAGCCGTATCCACCGGCTCAAACGCGGGCTCGGTCTGCTCGTACTGAATTGGCTCAGGAAGCGGCTCTGCTGGCTGGGTAAGCTGGATGTCAGCCACATCTTTGGAAACGGCGCTTAGCTCGTCTAAACGCTCCTCAAGCGGTTGCATTGCCATTATTTGGCCCCTGTCATTTTCTTAACTGCCCGACCCGCCTTTTTGGCGGCCTTGACATACCCGCCTGGCGCGGCAAACTCACCTACCGTTTCGGCAGGGCTCTCGCCAGTTCCGGCTTGCAAGCCAACCTCATCAAGGAATTTTTTAATATCTTCGGTCGTGGGTAAACCAGTCTTTGATTCCAGCCCGGCCACAAAGGCGTCAATGTCGCCACCAGATCTGCCAAGCTCGTACACACCCCTAGCCAAAGCTATGATGTCTCCAGGCAGGCCAACAAAGCCTTGGGCGGCTCCCTTTGTTACAGCGCCCACAGTCTCAGCCACGGCGCCCATAGCCGGCTCTAGGCTGACGCCTGTCGGGAACGGCTTGCCGGTGCGAGGGTTGACCGCGGCTTTAACCTCAGCCACATCTTCCACGACTAGGCTGGCTGCTGCCGACTGCAAAAAGGCTTCTTCTAGCGTGTTCATTTGCTGGAGTTAATTGAGTTAATGATTCTGACAATTGTGTTGCGCTGCGTCGCATTGCCTTTGCCAGCGCGATCCAATGTTTCCTTGGTGTAGTCTTCCCTGTAATCAAGCCCAATCTCTTCCAGCTTTTGGCGCAGCCGCTTGCGCGACTCTTCTAGGGCTCTCATGTCCTCGGCTTGCATCCTAGCCCCAACTAAAGCCTGAGCGCGTGCAAACGCATCAAACGGTTTGCCTTCTGCGCGAGCTTGGGTTTCCTCAATGAGGAGCTGGTTCTCAACCTCTGCTCGGCGCACATTCCCTTGGCGGGTAGACGGATCAAGCGGATTTGGCACAAAGCTATTGCGAATGAAGTCTTTAGCCTTGGACATTTCTGGGCGCTCGGTTTTGTCAATTAGGCCGAATAGCGTGTTGCGCTGCTTGAGCGAAATGCGGCGCTCACGGAATAGCTCGTCAGCCTGCTCAAGATTCATTTGCCCTTGGCGGGCCTTGAACTCTAGCCCACCGAAATACTGGTCTGGCGCGCCAGGGATGTCGCCCTCGCGGATCTGTTTGAGCTCCTCCCGTCCTGGGATATACCCGCGGGCAGACATACGCTTTAGCAGTTCGTCGCCGCCAATTCTGCCAAGATAGAACTCATTGTAATCAACGTAGTTACTGGCGCGGTTACGCTCTGTTGACAGCTTGTTGTCACGGTCAATGACCTGTAAGTCATCAGCCTGGCGTTTTAACATCCGTTGTACTACGGCGTCCCGCTGACCCTCGTCCATTGTCTGCCACATCGGGCTAAACTTGCCGGCATCCCCAGTTCGCAGCTTGGTAAGCGCTTCTGATGGGCGGGTGGAAAACTCGGTTGAGACAAAATAATTGGTCATTGCTGCGTCCCTAGCAGCAAGCCGAGCCTTTTCAAAGTCGTCTAATTTCTTGGGAAGGGTCAGCGGGTTTTGGGCGGCTAGGCTAAATGCAATGTTACGGGCACCAGATTCGTATTGATTGATTACTTCCTGATCTGTTTCGTATGCGTACAGCGATTGCAGATTGGATTGCAGCGTGTTGATGGTTTGATCTGTGCGAATATCCTGCTGTGCTCCGTATGCTTTTGTTAAAATCTCGCTAGATTTCTTGAGCAAGGCTTTGCCGCCATTACTGATTGATAACATCAGACCATTGGCCTGGTCTGGATCAATCTGGGCTAACCCGCGTGCCAACCCCTGGAGCGATTGCACCCTAGATTGGATTTCATTAAAGTTTGAAAGCTGTCCGGTTTCGACTTGGATGTCTAGGTTATTGAGTTCACTTTGCACTTCAGACTCCAACTCAGAGCGCAATTGAATTCCAAGAATTCGGTTTTCTTCCTTTTCTTGTCGGCGTGCCTCACCAAAGGCAAACTGAGAAATCCGATTAAGACCTTCCGCCATTGAGGCTGATGCCCTAGCTGACTCTTTAATGTTTGCAAAATCAAGCCGTGGGATATCGGCAGAGATAACCCCTGACGGCTGAAAACGTGGAAGATCGCGTGCCATGATTATCCCTGGTATTTAGGTAAACCAGCCTCGCGGCTTTCGACTGGAGCTGGCGACTGCTTGCCTCCGCCAGCTTGAGCTGCGGCCATACCTATTTGCGATATTGCTCCAAATACTCCTTGTTGGTATGCAATCTGACCGGCCTGCTCATATAGCGTCGCCTGCAAAGCTCCGCCCCGCAAAGCGGAATCAGCATCAGACAAAAAGATCGCATATTCCCTACCGGCTGTTGTTTCATTTGCGGCACGAACAATATCCGGTGATCCACTAAATGGATCTATACCGCCAGCGTATGCTTTTGCGGCCAATGTTGCATTTGTAGACCGTAAGCGACGAAGGATTTCGTTAGAACGCTGTTGATATTGGTTAGCCTTGCGTTCACCCTCTAGTGTGGCTTGTTTGGCTTGTAGATTGTATTGTGAGCGCTGTGCAACACCGGATTGGTAAGTACCAATTGCGCTGACTACCGCTGCGGCTACTGCAATTATTTCCATATCAAGTCCCTTGGTGAACCGATACTTTGTATTCCATGCCAAGCAAGATGAGATTTAATGGCTCATCTTGCTCAATTGTAATCTTGCCTTCTTGGGTGTATCCCAAAATTCCTTGCACGGTTTTAATTCCTGTGTATGGCGTTATCGCAGTATCTAGCAACGACACATTAAATGCTCTAAATGGAACTTCAATTCCATTGATTTTCATGTACTGACTGTCTTTAACAATTGCATTGACTTCCACAATTCGCTTGCGAAATCCAAGCCTCGACCCAGATGGCAACTTGAGCTCAACTGGCATGGTTACCATTTTGACGTTGTAATTTAGGCCAACCTGATATGAGGTTGTTGATGACCTTGGAAATGTTACCGTTCCACCCGCCGGAACCGTTTGATTAGCTTGCAGCATACCGTCAAGAATGACTTCCACACTTTTTGCAACAAGATGGCTAACTGATACAGATGCCGCTGCACCACCTGTTTTGCAGCAATCAGTTTGTATTTCATCATCAAATATCTCCACATAATACTGAGCCACAGAATTAACAGTTCTTTTTACAACCGAGTAGATTGTTGTAATATCTACCGCAACGTCTATATATTCCCCGTCTGTAACCCACTCAGACGGAGCAATTACATTCTGCGATCTTAATAAAGAAAAAACAGCAATCGTTCCGCCGCTGTTTGTAATTAACAACAAATCATTTTCGTCGGTTGCTACGGCCCGCCGCAAAGCCATTCGTGTTGGATCTTTTAATAAATGGCCAGACAATAATGAAATCTTCGATGACACATAGGTTGCTTGTGTATCTGTAAAGATAAATTCATTAAGAGATTTTCCCTGTCTTTGCACATACAGGGTTCCAGATTCAAGTTGTTGAACTCTTATTCCGGACTGTATTCCGTTCCTACTTACACCCTTTAAAAAAAAGTTTGTTGGGGTAATTGGCTCTAATCCTGACTGCGGGCAAAAAAATTCTCCACCCGTAGTAAAGATTTGCATATCCCTGCCGGATGTAATATCTAAAATAGCGTTAAATGTATTTGTATCTAGTGTGGCTTCTACGGCGTCATCATCCAATCCTTCGGACGCCTCAAAATCAAAAAACAGTCCAGCTTTAGATCCCCATACTGTTGACGGCCTAGATTTAGAGCCGCCAAAATATAATCGCCCTTCGTGAAATGTTACGGATCTTGGCCAGCCCCTGGTCGATGACCACACCCTTTCGTACCCAGATTCAATTTCCCAGCTTCCTGATGCAATCGCCGAGGTATCAAAAAACGGAAACTCAATAAAGGCATTTGCTACTGTATCTGATGTAACAGATACAATTTTTGCCCTACCTTGCAATGTTCCGTTTATATACTGTCCAACAGCCGCAGATTTAAATACCGCTATTGAGTATGTAGTTGTGTTGTTTGGCGTTACAGACCACGCAGAATCTACCGTGGCAACCCTGGTCGATCCAACATAATCAATGATTTGCCTAACTTGTCCAGACCCCGTTCCGCCGGTAGTCTCTATATATAGGCCATTGTAATAATCATCTGTGGCAGATGACCCAACCGCAAGCGTAATTGTCGTTGATGCGCCAGCAGTTGCAGTTCCTGTAACCGCCGAAAAAGAAGCCGTTAGTGTTATTTTATCGTCTACCGCAGACGGTGTAATTGTTCCCTGCGGTTTAAAATTTCTAGCTGTAAAAGCATATTTTGGAATTGAAACAAATGATAATGCGGTAGCAGTCCAATCGGAATCCAGCGTTCCGCGCACAATTTTTACAGGATTGATGTCTGGATGGCAAATAATAAGGGTATCCGCAGACTGAGTCCAAGTAATCGTTTTGATTACCGTGGATGTCAACCCAAGAGAAGATGTATCTAAATAATTTACTCCGCCGCCAACCCCGGTAACCTGAGCTTTATTTTTAAATACATACATCCTATTATGGGTAAAACACAGCATATAGGAATCAGATGTCGAAAACTCAAATGGCACCAACCGAACACCATTTCCCGCGGATGTTGTTGAGGTGTTTGGAAGCGACAAAAGATATTTTGAACCTGGCCTGCGCCGAGCGCCGCCCTGTGGCTGGATGACCACATTTGTCGCCTCTTCCAAAGCGTTGTTGTAAGCCTGCAAATCAACGCGAGCACGCAAAAGCGGGTCAAGTTCGCCTGTTGAGAAGTTGGTCTGGACGGTTACAAAACGCGCCATTAGTACCTCACATCAATCAACGGAAAGTCTTGAATGACAAAGTTTGGCTGCCCAGCTCCGTCCATGTTCATTGCGATACGGGTATACCCGCCACGGCCATTATGCTCTGGCGACCCTACTGCCACACCCTGCCAATACTGCGCTTTTTCAACCTGATCGGTAATTGGCATGGACAAGTGCCAAGCCATCATGTACTTTAGCAGCTGCACCATATATACGGGCATATCGGTTTCTGCTACGTCATACGGATAATCAATATAGATTGTTTCTTCGTTTGTCAGAAGCTTGTCGCCAAATATCCGATAATTGCGAATAGTCCCAGCACCAGGGGTTGCGCTAGTTAAAACTGCTCGCGGGGGGCCAATTCTGTCCCCAGGAAGTTGAAACTGATATTTGTACTCAGTTGTCGGAGTAGTCAGCAACTTTGATATCTGGGTCTTCTTATAAACAAAAGACCAAGGGTAAACCAGTAAAGTCTGTTTTTTGACATCCGGGTACAGGGAATCCGAAACATTGGCCTCGTCCGTCCCTTCCGTAAAGGACGATATCGCCTTGGCGCCAAGCATTTGCAACGCATCGGAACAGATTGATAATGCGGTGTCACCGGCTGCCATCTTTTGTCCCCAAAACTGTTATAGATGAGATATCAGTATTTGTAATGGTTAATTGCCAAAAGGTAAAGTTTTGTGTTAATACCTCAAGCCACCAATTTCCAGACTGGACAATCAAGTGAGCGTTTCTGCCGTCTGCCAAAGTTTTGGATGCCGGCCTAGTTGATATGACAAGGTACACCGCTTTGTCGGCAAAATCCCTAATGTCTGCCAGCACCTCATTTAGGCAATCAGGCTCAATGTGTTCCAAAACGTCGCAACAGGCCACCAGGTCAAACTTGCAATCTGGGCGCTTAGCAAACTTTAGAACGCACGGATCGTAGCAATAGGCCGGCAGATGTTTGGCCATTTCGCCTTTGCCGCAGCCATAGTCCAAGAGGCTGCTGCACCCCAGCTCGGACATAATCTTTTGGATGTCCTGATAAATAGCAGTCCTAACCCTAGATCCATATTTGTAGTTTTCATGCAACAGCTCATTGAGTTTGCGGTATTTGTCTGATATCAGCATGGAGCCCCCAGGATCTTTTGCGTTGCACCAGACATTGAGTATATATTTTTGGTCAAGCCCTCCTCTTGGTGCCTCTCGAGGATTTTTAGCCAATGCTCGACTTGGCTGGTTTTTGCGTATCCCTCATGCTGGCTGTATCCGTTTGGATACCCTTGGACGTATTTTAGGGAATCACAATTTAGTCCAATGCCGGCCATTATGACCTCCTCAAATCCCATGCCGTGCCGGGCCCATAATGCGCCTGCCACGCCGCTGGAGCCAACGGCATAGGGTAACCCTGGCCAAAGGTAATCAATAGCCTCAAAGGCGTCCTTAGCGTGCGGTAGATACCAGGTCATACCGTGCTTAGTTTGCATATATTTTGGCCTTGCGTGGACGAAGATTTTGCGCCCAGCAGAAGCTTTAATCTTTAGGGTCATTTCGCCATGCTGAGTCCAAACGTGCTCTACTTCTGGAACAACAGAGGCGGCATACTTGACGCCTAGGATGGTGGCATTTGGCCGCAGATTACGAGCTGCGTTTAGGTCTTCAAAAAGAGAAGGGGCCGCGCCACAAATAATGGCGCAGCCCCCGTGCTTGATAGGGTAATCCCTAATCAATTAGTCGCTATCAGTTCCACCAAGGGCGGTCAGGTTCGTGATGTCAACGGTAGTGCCGTCGTTGGAAGTCACGACTGCCAGACCAAAGGTAGCGGTTGAATCTGCATCAGCGTGGATGTACATCAGATCGCCAACCTTGAGAATGGAAGCAGCGCTGTTGAAATATCCGGAGCCGTCAATATCCGTTGCTAAGTCATCGGATTTGTAAGTCCAGATTTGTGGTGCATTGCCAGCCTTTGAGCCAGCTACGAGCATTAAGCCTGTTACTGAATAAGCCATTTGTTAATCTCCTTATGCGTCAGTCGTTTGGATCTCAACAATGCCCTCTGCGTCGATGGCAATGGCACCGGCTGAAAATACAGCATTAACAAGCCAGCTGGTCTTCTCAGGGATGTAGTTGATTTCTGTGCGAGGAGCGATACCTTCGGCGTAACCGATGGCGTCACGATGGAAGGCCCACAGCTTGCGCTCAGATGTGGCAATTGGCAGACCGCCTTCAGCGCGATCACCGATGGTGTGGAAGGTAAATCCCAAGAACGTATTGAGCTCACCAGACACCAAAGCGCGAACCGTATTGAAGTCGGTCGATGTAACGGCGGTTTCTGCCAAAAGGCTAGATAGGCTGTTTGCGTGGATGATGATGTGGCGGTTGTCCATCGGCACGTTGTTTTTATCCAACAGCTTCTTGGCGGCGCGCAGCTTGGCCACGTTCAGTCCGGTGTCAGTACCACCTTCGTCTTCGGTAACCGACAGGGCTGTGCTGGAGCCAGCCAGGGCGTCCAGGATCAGCTGGTCTTGGCGGCGGCCGATAGCGTTAGCTACTACCTTAACGAGTTCAGAACGCTCATCAAAGTTGACTTTTGCTTGGTTAAAAATATCCGAATACTCAGCAGCGTTCCAGTCGGATAGCGTGCAAGTAACGGTCGAAAAGCCGACGTTCATGGGGGTAACATCGGACTGTGGAACGCGAGCGGTAGCAACGCCTTTGCCCACTTTGGGGAACTTAACGGTTGAGCCTTCAACACCCCGACGCTGACGAACAGCAGGCACTAACTGGGCAACGCCCTGGTAAGCCTGTTTAACTTCCGCGTCAAAGAGCGTTACAAAGGCGTTTGACAACGAAATAGCCATTTGAATCTCCTTGAAATTGAAAAAAGGTTCGTCGCTTCGGTTAGCCGCAAAGCGGGCCTACGCTTGCACCTTACGGGTACCACTCGTCAGCGTCCGCTGCGGCAAGGGTCTGTCTCCAGATTGGCCTTATGCTATTTCTAGTCGTTTTCTTACAACAATGCAATAGGCAAAAAAAGCCCCCCGGTTTTTAGGCCGGGGGGTGTTCAAGCCCCGGAGGAGTACGGGGAGGAGGTATTAAGAAAAATGTTGCTGGAACATCTTTTCAACCTTGGCTCGGTATGCCGGATCGGTTTGATACTTTGGATCGCCAACCATTTGATACAGCTCGTCCTTGC